ATCTGCAACGAGAATGATGCTAAATAGTCACTTGGCACAGTAAGAAAAGCATCAGACGAAGTGAACGCACTTGTTACATTTTTTCTAAAATAATCAAGATCAACACTCTTTAAAATTTTTTCTTCGGCTGCTTTAATAAAGTCTGGAAGATGTGTAACAAAAGTTGACTCACTATTGTCCGTGTAATCTTGTATTGCTGTTTTTAATTGTGCTAATGTAAAACTCATCTATGTCCCCAATGTAACTGGGCCAGCGGTAACTCTACCACCACCACCTTTTACTCCACCTGTTGTTGCTGTGCCACTACTAGCAGAAAAACTATATCTATTGTCGTCAATTTTAGTTATTGTATAGCCACTAGCACTTTCAAATATAGTGCTTGTAAAACCATCAAAACCAGCTACGTTTCTAAACCTAACAGTATCACTCGTTGATCTACCATGAGATGGTTCTAAAACTGTTATTACTGCACTACTAGCCGTGGTGGTAAATGGATTTAAACCAAGAAGATTCTCTACGGTCACTTCAGTCCTTGCGTCAACTCGTGGTTGATACAAGGCTGTTGGATCTGGTCCAGGATGATTAGGCTCTAACTGTGGGTGTTTAGCCTCATATTCATCAGGTCCGACTTTCAATCCGTTCCATTCTGTTTTCATTTCTCTCAAACGATAACGAAAACCAGATCGATCTGAATATCCCCATGATTTTTTTCCTGTTGCGAATCTTGCCATATTAGTAACTATAGTATGTCATGCTAGGTGTTAGTTTTAAAGGAGTGCTATTTGCATCCTCGGCTGCTGCTCGTTGAAACTCTTCTTCATAAACAGCTTTTAATAATTGAATCCTGTCTGGTGCTTTCTTCATGGCTAAATAATATGCAAGTCCTGCCACCATACAAGGTAAAAATCTAAATGGTGCATCTGTTGTATTGACCAAAGCATCTGCATCTTGAATACGTCTTACATAATAATATACAAGAGTATAAGAAGCATTTGGTGTTGCCCATAAAGTTATTGTAGGAGTAACTTGTCTATCAAAGAAATATTGGCTTGGTTGTCCAGTAGTCGCCTTGTTTGGTATAGTTAGATATTCGCTTCGACTCATTTGAGTTAAAGTAAAATCAACATTACTACTATTTCTTAAAACAACTTCTAAGAGATCTACATGAGTAGCATCAAAAGAATAAGTTGCTGTGCCAGAAGTAATAGATTTAGTGTCTTGTGTAACTGTCCACATGTTTAATCCTCTGTTTGCCCAATCAGCAAACATTAGATTCATAGAACGTCTAGCAGTTTTTGCATCATAGCCAGTTCGCATCTCCAAGCCACAACGCTCATAAGCCTCTTCTATTATTTCACCGACATCTAAGTCGAAATCTCTTGAGTTTGAAGTTGCCATTTACTTCTTCTTTCTTCTTAACGACTTTACTCTTCTAGGTGCACCTGCTGGTTGACCTAATTTATTCTTCTGCCTTATTCTACTACGTTTTTCAGCAGAAGTCATCTCCGAAGAAGTTTTCGGAGTTTTCTTAGACACTCTTTTAGTTGGACGGCAATAAGGCGTACCCCTCTTTTCACCTTTTTGACGACCACAAGGCTTACCTGTTTTAACATCTTTCCAGTCCTCCTTAAACCATCTTTTTAAGGCTAATCCTTTTTTTGTTTTTCTAACTGCCATTATGTAATCTTTGTTTTTTTACGTCTTTCATTTAAAACATTCCCACAGCCTCTTGCTATTCTAGAATCTTTTGCTTTTCGTTTTCTATATAATTTACCATTAGATGCTTTAATGACAGCTTGTTTATCCATAATACCACCATCTGCTTTCTTCTTTGACTTGTTTCCATAATTAGCGGCACCTACTTTACGGCATTTTGCAATGGCACCTCCAGCATAAGCACTTGGAAAAACTTTAAACCTTGCTTTCACCTTGTGGTAACATGCGTCTTTTTTTGACATTTTTTAACTCCTCAAATCCACTGACCCTGTAACACCTACAAGACCATTTTTTTCGTCCACAATTTAAACAATATTTAACAGGACTTCCTCTGAATATTTTTTGTTTTTCGTTTTCTTTTTTTTCTTTTATTTCCACTTGTAACTGACTTCGTTATTTGTTTTGGTATCGAGCTTCGCAAGATTGCCATTTGGTTTGCTCCTTCTTATAAAATCTTCCCACAAAGGCTTCAACATTCTGTGATTTTCAGAAACTTTTTCTGCCATAATAGCTGTTCTCTTATCAACCTCAATAAGAGTTTGAATAGACCAACCAATCGCTCCAGCAAACAGAATAATACAAACACCTGTTCCTATCTCTTTAACACTCATCAACATTTCCACCTTCTTCTAGCTTGTCTTAAACGACTGTTAGGATTCTTTGCAGCTTTAGGAAATTTTTTCATTTGTCCTGCTGATCTTGCACAATAAGATTTACGTCTGTTTGCAGCTTTACTGCCCTTTTTAACTTTACCAGTAACAGCTGTTTTTAATTTACTTCCAGGGTTTTCTCTTCTGTATCGAGCAACACCTGCCTTAGTCATTCCCGCTCCAGTTTTTGTGGAGCGGAAATATTTTTTAGTTTTAGGTGGCTGTTTGTCTGCTTTTCTAGCCATGTGTCACCTATGCGTGAAAGATAGTCATCATGTCCACTGTGCCAATAGTGTATTGTAAAACAATTCCAGTACTAAATAAAACACCATTCTGTGGAATGGTTCTATCAATAGTTGTGTTATCTGTACCAATTGTCCTTGATTTCATAAGAATAGTTCCATCTTCTGGAGCACCATCATAGAAATTTACAACACCTGCTGCACCACCAGACACGATTGAAAAACCTTTTAATCGTCCTCTACTTGCTGTTCCGATTACTGCTTGTGCAGCTAATGTTCCAGAACCAACTGATACGTTAGCTGCATATTGAGCAGAGCATGTTGCACTCGTTATAGTTTTAAAAAACTTAGTTCCTGCAACTGTTTCGGCAGAGCTAGTAGAAGTGATAACTTCGGTTAAGGCATCACCAAAAACATCCGTTCCAACAATAGTAACTGTTTTTGCATTATCTCCAGTTCCTGCTGTTGTTACCGTGACGTTTCTTGCACCACCAGAAGCAAAAGACGAATTTGCTATGGTGAATGCAGTGTTTGGTCTAGCGGCAGCGGCTACAAAAGTGGTAGATGCAGCTACCTCATCACTAATCGTAATGACACTTACATCTGATATTGTTCCTGCCATGTTATTCTCCTATAAATTAAGCTTCGTAACCCATTAATTCAATGAATAACTTACCAGCTGTGTAATCTGCATCTGTTGCAGCACCAGTTGTTAGATATAGAAACTCATCTGCTGCAGGAACACCAGTAAAATAAACTTTACTTCCTGTTGTTGCATCACCTGCGTTGACTAACAATGTCTCTGTTAAATCACCGATAGCTCCGTCTTCAACACCAGTACCTTCTGTTGCAGAGTGTACGTTAATATCTGGATCGCCACCTGCTGGTGCTTCAAAACATTCCATACTACCTGTTAAGATTGTACCATTTCTAGCAGCAGTTATTTGACCAATGTGACAAACTAAAGAAGTTCCATTAACACCAATGATGTCAGCACCACCAGTTGATCTTAAACCAGTTAAGTCAATTAGAATTCTTGTTGTGATTATACCACCAACTCTTTGAACAGAGCTTCTGTAAATAGTTCCAGAACCTGTTGTGATACCAGTACCAGCTTCTACTGGCATTGTGTTCGCATCAAAAGATGAGATACCACTTGAGTTAATGCTTGATTGTGTAGTGATTGCTCCAGTTGTAGCGTTTTTACTTATTGTAGTAAAACCACCTTCTGATCGGACTGGACCCGAAAAAGTTGTATTAGCCATATCAATCTCCTTGTCTTGGCAAATGTCAGTCGCACCATGCAACTGTCAAGGTTTAGTTTATTATACACAAAAAAGGGCAGTATGTAACTGCCCTTTTATTTAAATTGTAATAAAGCTTACGCTCCTGGTGAACCAAACACGGCACGAGGATCAGAGAAACCAAAAGAATATCTTTCTCTTGCCTTATATCTCATGTTTCCTGTCTCGAAATCTGGATCCATAGCAGTAG